GCCTTGCACGGTCACAGCATCCGTGAGCGGGCGGACGCTTTCGGCGTTGAGGGCCTGCGTGACATTGCTGATAACGGTTGCCGAGGGTGCGCCGTTGCCTGTGAGTCCGAGGACGGTCACGAGGACATTGCCGGGGGAGACGGTTGGAGGGCCGACTATGGTGGCGTGTTTAACGCCGGCCACTTTGAGGGCGTGGTAAAGATAGCTTCCTTCCGGGCCTGCGGTGCTCAAGCCCTCAAGGGCGAGTGTGACGCGATAGCGGAAATCGGTGTCTGTCTCCATGACGGCCAAGCGCGGCGGGATTGCTGTCGGGGCTGCTGGCACGAGGATTTTGCGGGTTGTGCCGAAGATCGCGCCAAGTTGGTCGAGGTCAGCGCCGGTTGCGTAGGCGAGCATGACGCCACGGGCGGCATCGTTGACCCGCTGCCGGATGAGCATTTCGCGGTATGCGCAGACTTCCAGAATCTTAAAGGCGGGGTCTGACTCCACGATGGCGGTAAATGCCGGATCGCGGGCTTTGAGGTCGTCCACCATCTCCTGCAAAATCGCGGCGTAGTCGAGACTCTCGACAATCGTCGGCGCGGGAAGGCTGCTGAGGTCGATTGGCGTGTAACTCATACGACCATGCCGTCGAGCGTGAGCGCGGTTCCGGTGGGTAGATAGACGCCTTCGAGAGCGATGGTGATCTTGCCGGGTTCGATAGCCTGGGCGATGACGCGGGTGATCTCAACGCGAGGCTCCCATTTGCGGATCGCCTCGATGGTGGCGACATAGATTTCGACGATTGTTCCGCGATTCATCGGCGCATCAACGAGGTCGAACAGGCGTGAGCCGTAGTCTCGGAGCATGACACGAGAGCCGAGCGGGGTTGTTAAGATGTCCCGAATCGACTGCTTCAAATGGTCCAACCCGGAAAGCGCCTTGCCGGTGTCGCTGCTCATGCCTCGCATGCTGGCGAATTTTAGGGGCGCGCTGGGGGGTGTCTTCTGCGGGGACTTCCCGCAGAGCGGTCAGAAAAGATTAACCACGGAGAACACGGAGGAGATTAAGGATTTGGGACGGCGGTGATGCTTGTTCCGGGCATGACGCCACCGTGCGTGTGGGTCGAGAGCGTGATGAGGTTGGATTTCATCAGTCCGGTCTGGTCGTAGTTTCCGGTTTGCGTGATGTTTCCGGTGATCGTGATGCCGCCGCTGGCGATTTCGAGGGTGGTCCCTCCGACCGTGATTTTTACGCTGCCGCTGGTGATTTCCACTTTTCCGCTGCCGAGGCTGTGCGTGATCTTGCTGGCGGTGATTTCGCTTTTCGCATCACTGCCGATTTGGGCGAGGATTTTTGAGGCGGTGATTTCCGTTTTGGCGTCGGATCCAATTTGCGCAAGGATTTTGTCCGAGGTGATTTCGGTCTTTGCGTCCGATCCCACCTTGGCCGTGATCTTGGAAGGGGTGATTTCGGTCTGCGCATTGTCTCCGACTTTGACGGTTGCTGATCCTTCGGGGAGTTGCAGGAGGTGGGTGTGGTTTTCTCGGTCGTATTCGAGGATCGCGCCATCTTTGTAGGTGGTGCGGCTGATCTCGGCTTTGTCAGCGTTGGCGGGGTAGTCGTTTTTATAGACTCCTCCGGGCATGACGTAGCCAGCTGAGAGTTCGCCGCCGGGGGCGATGACGATGACCTGCTCGCCGACTTCCGGCGCGTGCCACGTTCGGTCTTCCCCGGCGCGGCTGGTGAGCCACGGGAGCCATGCGGAGGTGTTGTCTCCCATGGTGACACGTAGCCGTGCCTTGGCGTAGTCCGCTTCCAGCACGGTGCCGGGTCGGATCGTGTTTGAGAGTCGACGCTCAAGCTCTCCGATGCGGGCGTTGCTCATGTGGCGAGGATGTCTTGGATCGGCATATAGTCCGGCTCGTGCGGGATGCCGATCTTGGGAACCCATGAAGCGCGGATGTCTGTGGGCAGTGCTCCCCCTTCTGGCCATGCGGTTTCACCGAGGAGGCAGGTATGTTCCCACTCGACGCGCCAGACTTCGTATTCGGGATTCTCGGCGTCAAATTCCTGCGGGGTCGCGGCGATGAAACGGGCGGGGGTCACTGGCATTCCGAACCGTTGGCCTTGAAGGAAGGCCGCGAAGTTTGCCGACATGAGGCGCACCGCGAATTTGTTGCCAGCCTTGTAGCTGTAGATAAGCGAAGCGGAAAAGCGGATATCGACCTGGAGTTGCTGCGTTCCGACATCCGAGGGGTCGGATGGCTCGATGGTGTCGAGTTCAAAGGTGATCGCTGGCACATCGATTTTTTCCATGTAACGCGAATAGGCGGCGATGGTTTTGACCGATGCGCCAAACTTGGCGTTGATCTTCTCGGCGATCTTCGTGTGGAGGACGGCGAGGTCTATTTGCTGAGTTGCCATTTTAGTTGGGTTTCAAATTCTCGTTGCAGGCGCTCGCCGATTTCTTTTTCCAGACTCCCCATGGCATCCATGCCGGGGTCGAGGATGTTGATGCCTGGGGATTTTTTGATTGGCAGGCGTTTCTTTCCGACCCGCTCGAAAACATGCCCGCCCATTTTCTTGGAGATGAATGCGCCGGGGCGCTTGGCGGGGCCTGCCGTGACGCCGCTCTTGGTCTGGCGTGGCTTCATGGCTTTGAGCGGGATGTTGCGCAGTCCTGCCCACACGCGCCCGAGGACGCCATCCTTGCCCATGACTTCGACGCGCATCCTGCCTTTAATGACTTTGCCTGTGACTTTGGTCGCCTTGGAGATTCGCCGGGCGGCTTCGTTGCCTGCCCAGCGGGTGACGCGAGAGACGGCGCTGCGCATGGCTGGCTCGATCTGTTTTTGCGTTGCCCCAAGGTCGCGCCCGATGCGGTCGAGGCCCTTGGCGTTGATGAAAATCATGTCACTCATGCGCGAGGGTGACGGTGGCGAGGCCGGTTCCGTCTGGCTGGATTTCCAGAACGGTGTAATCCTTGCCTTCCACCTTGCAGGCGGTTTCGCGGGGTATGCCTGCGACATCGCTCTCCTTGCATTGGAAGCGGGGCTGCGTGCTGTCGAGCACTACCTCGCCCACGGAGGAATCGAAAAAGGCGTTGTCGAAATAGCCGCGCACGATCCGGGTTCCGGTGGGCAGGGAAAACAGAATCTCGGTGTGATCGAGGCCGGAGAAAAAGACATCGAGGTTGCCGTAGGTCATCGGGCGGGGTGGATGCGGATGAAGTTTCGGGCGAGGGATTTTGGCCGGATTTTGCGCCAGACTCCATCGCCTGTCTCGCTGTCGCGTTCTCCTTTGCCATTGGTGTTTCCTTCGACCGTCACGAGGTGGTCGCCGGCATCTTCGAGCACGATCCCAACATGGCTAAAATCGAATGTTACGATGTCGCCCGGCTGGGCTGGGTCTTTGTCGGTGTAGATGCTAGTCGTGCGGGTTCGATCTTTTGCCCATTGGCGGAATCCATACGCCAGCGCGGTGCGCGGTTGCCATTGGTCAGGCGAGCGGGTGAGGCGCAGCCACTCTGGAACATCGTTTTGCTTCAGCCATTCCTGCACGCAAAACGAAACAAAAGCGGCGCACCATGGCCACGGGCCAGGTGGCAGGTCGGTGGCGCGTTGGTATTGCCGAATCCGCGTGCCGCGATTGTTGCCGCCCTCCTCGCGGGTGCCGATTTCTGCTTGGGCGATGGCGAGGAGTTTGTGGAGCATGGTCAGCTAGTGAGCAACGCGAGGGCCAAAAAAAAGAATGCGAGCAGAATCAGCGCAAAGGCGATGCGCTCAGGCTTCATTTTTTCTCTTTACGGAAGATGTTGATGACTCCCACGAGGGCCATTGCGGCGGCTGCGATGGCGTTGGCTTTCTCTGGATCAACGGAGATTCCCGATGCGGCAATTACGAAAATTGCTCCCTTGTAGGTCGACTGCTCTTGCAAGCGTTTTAATATGTAATCGAGGATTTTCATTTGTCTTTGAGGCTGGGGATTTGCGGGTTGAACCAGTCCAGCGTGACTGGTGGGAAGTAGCGGATGCCGACCTCCACGCGCCCGAGGCTTCCGATCTTGT